CATATATTACAGGAGACACTACAATGGGTCCACGCAGTTCACGACAGACTTTGTCCCCACAGATTATGGCTGCGATGGGTATGCCAACTGATGCCGAATCTACTGACGATCCAATGGCTGACGCTATTGAAGATGGTGATATCGACCTCTCAGTGGAGCGTAAGGTTCAGGAAGCTGCCGCAACTGATGATGAAGTCCTAACTTCCATGGCCCCAAAGGGTGATTTCAGCCGTGGTGCTCTCAACAGTTTGGTGGCTGGATTGAATGCCGTCATGATGCAGTTCGGTGTCATGGACAAGTATCCATCTTTTGAAGCTGACATCAAGCAGTTCCCAGTTGATTTCGTTCGCCAACTGGGAATGGTCAAACAGGCTGTGGATGATGCTATTGCGGCGGAAGCTATTTCAGCTGATATGGCATTTGATCTTAGTGCAGTTTACGATGACAAGTCCATTGCCCAGGTGGCAGGTCGACTAACCAGACTGGCACGGGATCGTGACTTCAAGAAGTTCCTGCAGGCTCCAGTGGAGACCAAGGCAACTGAGACCATGGAAGACATGTCAGAAGGCTCCAAGCCAGAAGGTAGTGAAGCAGCTATCGAAGACTTCCTGCTGTCACGGGTTTGAAACTTTGAGGGATGGTGCTGGACCTCGATAAAAACCTAGCACATTTTTCACAATATTGGAGACACAATGGAAACGGAGACTGCCGATACTGGCAACACCAACGATACCACCACAGAGGATTCTAGCCTAGAAACTTCATCAAATGATGAAAGTTCTGCTAGCTCTGACGTAGACTACAGCGAGATGTCGCTGGAAGATTTACTGGCTGCTGATTTTTCTGACGACCCTATCATGGGACAGGAGCACAAAGGACTTCCACATTATAGCGAGATCCTAAAGCACGTCCCTGAGAATGCTAGGAAGTTGGTTTCTAACCTGAGAGCTGACGCTACCCGCAAGACCCAGTACTTGGCTGATGCACGTCGTCAGTTGGATCTGGAGAGGGCCCAACTACAGGCTGAACGTGATGCACTTTACAGTGGAGATTTTGCTCGTAAGGTTCAGGAGACGGCGGCACAGGAAACTAAGGATTTAGATCTTTACGATGAAGCTGGGTTGCAAAAGCGGATTGAGATTGAGACCGCCAAACGGCTACAGGATATGCTCCGTCCAATGCAGGAACAGATACAGGCCCAACAGCACCAGGCCAAACTGGAATCATTCCGTGCGTCGCATCCAGACATGGCTGAACCAGCCATCAAGATGGCTATCGTCAAAGAACTGATGGCGCGTGATGGTCTGAAACTGGAAGATGCTTACCACATTGTCAAAGGTCGTTTGGCATCAGAAGAAAATGCTAAACTTCGATCGGAACAGTCAGCCCGCAAAACATCCCAGCGTCAAGCTTTAGAGAAGACTGGAACTAGAAGCTCGGTCGGACCCATTAAAGCTCCAGCCGGGATGAGCGCCTGGGAAGCCTTCCAGTGGGCCAAAGCTAACGGTGTCAAATGACTACTTCATATGGTGGTTGTGTCCGAGAGGCTGCAGCTATTTTTCCTGATCATAACCCAATGGCAGCTCCTTTGCGACCCGTGGTCCATTATGTGCTGTTGCTCAGTTTGCTGGCAACCCCAAGCAAAGGGAGGACATGGTAAGAATGAAGCAAAATATCGCTGAGGACATCACTAACTAGTGTGTCAGTAGTAACTGGTGGGATAGGAGAACAAGAAGCTCCTATCCCACTTTTTTTACGTTCTGTCAACAGTTTTTAGGGCTCAACAAGAACACCCATTGACTAACATAGGACAGACCCAAGCGCATGCCCTCCCGGCTTGGACACCTGATGATTAACTGGGGAGCAGTAAGCAAGACAACTTTCTGTTTTCAGGAGAATTTTCATCATGGCTATTTCCAACGAACTACTTGCCTCCACGCTGTACAGCATCCGTGACGGCGAAGTCGACAACCTTTACCGTAAGACGGCATTCCTTGATTGGGCCAAGAAGCTCAAGGGTATTGAATACGAAGACGGTGGACACAAGATTTCACGTCCTTTGATGCTGACTGAGCACAGCTCCATCACGGCGCTGCCAACTGGTTACGAGCCTGTTTCTCTGGCCGTCTCTGACGTCCTGACCCCAGCCAACTACGACTGGGCAGACTTCGTTCAGCCAATCGTCATCTCCAAGAAAGAAGAGCTGGAGAATAGCGGTGAGAAGGCCATCGTCAAGATTCTTGACGCTCGTCTCAAGAGCGTGATGGGAACCCTTCGTCGGGAGCTCAATAAGCAGCTGGTGGCTAACAAGTCATCTACCCTAACTGGTCTCAACACCCTCTACGGTTACACTGGTGGAACGGATGTGGGTTCAGCTACTGGATTCCTTGAGCATGCTGCTATCGGATCCCAGACCAACGTGGTTGGTGGTGTTTCCAAGGCCACATACGCTGCAACTTCTGGCTGGCAGAATCAGTATGCTACGGCGGCTGGTGCTTTCGGCACTGGTGGTCTAGCTGCAATGAACAGCCTCTGGATTGAAGCAACGGCTCGGGCCCCACAGGACGAGATCAAGTTGATCCTGGCATCGTCTGCGGCTTTCGGCAACTACAAGCGTGTTCTTCAGGCCAACGAGCGCTACATCGATGAGAAAGTCATTGATGGCGGACGTCTGATGCTTGCCTTCAATGGTGCAGCTATGGAATGTGACCTTGACCTGGCGGCCAACGCAGGTGGAACGGCCAATGATGAAGTCTCCATGTACTTCATCAACTTTGCAGGCGCTAAGCTTGTTATGCATCGCGATGGCGACTTCGCGTTGTCTCCTTTCGAGAACATCACTGGTACCACCACCCGTGGCGCCCAGCTGTACTGGAAGGGCCAGCTTGTTGCGGATCACCTTGGCTCCCTCGGCGTCCTCGTCGGCGGAAACACCTACTGAACCCTAAGGAATAAAGGAAAAACAAAATGGCTACTTCTACTATCGTTCAGCGTCTGGTCGCCGGTGAGGGCGAATCCTTCGGTAACCGTCGTGAAGTGGAGACCTTCCTGGGGTCTTCAACCTTCGCGGCTAAGGACTGGGTTGCTCTTGATCGAACCAAGACGGATGAGGATCGCTGCCTCTACGTTACCCCAGCCTCCGGAACAGTCAATCCGTTTGACGTCATCGGTGTTGCCCTGGATGCATGCTCAGTGGTTGGTTCTAAGGTCCGCGTTGTCATCTCCGGCTATGTCGAAGGTGCAAACGTTCAGACTGGTGTCCCAGCTGGTGCGGCTATCTACATCTCTGGCTCCTTGACTGGTCGTGCTTCCAATATTGGTGAGACCATCATCACGGCCACTGCATTCTCCGGTTCTGCTGGACATTGCGGTGTGACCCTGGAGGCGGCTGCATCCAATACGGCCGACGTCCGCGTCATCAAGCGTTTCTGATTAAACGCCAACACTAACCCGACGGCCTCACTTCCTGGAATGGATGCTGAGGCCGTCGGCATTTAAACATGCAGAGAACACCACCTCATATTCACAGGAGACCCAAGCATGAATCTCAAGGAAGTCAGGAACAGGGTCGTAAGCTTGATGGATTACAGTCCAGAGCTTCAAACATATAAAGATCAGCTGGACGCCATCATCAACGATGCCTACATGGCCTTGTGGACATCACGTCCTTGGACCTTTGCCCAGAAAACAACTTTCCTCAACGTTTACCCAGACCTCAACTATGCAAACACCACGTTGAATGCTAGTGTGACTGACATGTCACGTCGGGTTACTTTTAGTTCTAACATTCGAACCTTGGCCGAGAACTACATTTGGGAAGGTCAGATTTTTGAATGTCAGGGTCGTGAATATCGCATCCTAAAAGTGGTAGCTACCAACCAACTTCGTTTGGATGAACCATTTCGTGGAACCACCAACAGCAACGATTTGACCTGGGTTATCAAGCATCGTTATTACGATCTGCCACAGGATTGTGTGGATCTATTGTCTGTTTCCCATCGTGATGCACCATTCCCAGGTGCCGCTCCGGGTCAAGGTAAGCTAATCCCATTATCCCAGCGTCGTGAAGAGGAGCTCAATCTCCGCGAAGATGATACGGCCACTTGGGCTGAAGGATATATCAATATTTCACCGACCAACGTTCCGCCAGGTGAGAAAATATCAGCTACTACGGCTGACACAGGCGGAGCTCTGCCAGACAAGAATTATTATGAATTCTGTTGGTGTTTTGTGGAGGATGGAGGCAAACTAGGACCACTGTCTGAATCAATCATCATCAACACGGCAACCCAGGTGCCAGCTGGTAATGATAATACCATCACCTTGAAATTCATTTCTCATGATGACCAAGATGTGGCAGCAGCGGCTTTTGCGGATCCTCGTGATACATTTCCAAATGCCTGGGAAGGTAAGCGGAAGCGCCTTTTCTTCAACCAGAATTTCAACAGAACGACTGGAGAAAGGTTGGGTCTACCTTTGTGGAGGACAGTTACCAAGACTGGAACTGCTAACGGCGGACAGTACGATCATGAGCCGTTAGACACTTCTGATGAGACTGCCACCGTTACCATCACAGCCGTTGCCCAGGTCTCTCCTGGTAACCCACGCTACATCGAAACTGATGGTCAGTGGCTTCGGATTCGTCCATTCCCACGTCCTATCGGTTACGACAAAAAATACAGTTACGTGGCAGGAAACGGGGAGCTAGTGGATCAGCTGGAGCAATATTTCAGGCAGCTGGAAATTCGTTACAGCTACAAACCTAAGTCGTTGTGTGCCACCACCGATTCCCCAGAGCTACCATTCGACATGCATCAATTACTGGTCTATCGGACTTTGCAGGATACTTTGGTCAAGGCTAACAACTTGACGCTGGCTGAGAACTATCGTCGGTTGTCGGAGAAGGAAGTCAAGCGGCTGGAAGCACGTTACATGCAGCGCAAAGATCAAGCTGTCATTCGTGGTCAGTTTGGGTTGACTGGAAACAGAGCTTGGTATGATGCCACCTCCCTAAAGCACACACCTTGAACTGAAGGAACTTATCACAATATGGAAACTTTTTCAACACCAGAAGTTACTGCCGGTGGTACTGACCAATCCCTAAGGCCTGCCAAAAACCATGGCGCCTTGGTGGAAAACTTTCGAAATGATGATGATTTAGGCTTCATCAACGACCGAGGCTGGGAACCATTACTGAATCAGCCAACTATTCCAGGGGCTGTGGTTGATGCTAACTACACCGAAATTTTTTCACCAGTTCGTTTCACCCAGGTTTGGTCGAGACATCAAGACGCCGAGGTCTATTACCTGTATGAGAAATACGGTAAGTTGCAATACGACTTTGGAAACATTGGAGATTCATCCAGTCGAAACGTAGTTCTTAGTTCAGGTCGTAATGAACCTAAAGTCGATGATCCTGGTACCCAACTGGTTCCATATGGACGTTTTGCGGCTGTTATCAATGGACATGATGCTCCTCAGAAGTTCTGGGGTCGTAGCATCATGGAACCATTCAGTTGGACCTCAGCACCTCCAGCACCACGCCCATTAGATGTAGATCCGGGTGTGGTAGCAACTGGAGGTTCTAACCATGCGTTAGACGGACAATCAGCTACCATCAGGTTTGCCACTGGCAGTAACACCATGGGAATGGGTGAGGCAGCTTTTGATGATATCAATCAGTACAGTTACCGCGTTTCCTACATCTCTAATACTGGGTCTGAAAGCCCTCTATCACCAGCCGCTAGCACCACTTGGTTCATTGGTGGTAATAGTGTTTCTGATATCCAAAACTACCGATTTGCAATCTGTCTACAGGATATGCCAATCGGTCCAGCTGGAACCGTCAAGCGCCGTCTCTACCGAACAAAAAATAAGAAAGATGGTCTAACAGGAGCTGGGGATACCTATTACTTGGTGGCTGAAATTAATGAGAATGTCAGCACTTTCTATGTGGATATTCTCCCAGACAACCAATTGGTTAATGCCATTGACACCTCCACATTTGCCCAGCCGATTTCTCACGGTCACAAATACGGGGCAGCTTGGAACAACCAGTTCTGGCTAGCTGGTGGTGATGCTAGTCCAACCCGAATCATCTTCTCCAAGCCCAACCTGCCAGAAGAATTCCCACGTTTCAACTACTTCGATGTTGGTGTTCGACAGGGTGGAGCTGTCAAAGCTCTGTACCCTTACTACAACAGCTTGATTGTTTTCCGTGAACGGGCCATTGACGTTATCACGGTTAGCGGCGTTCAATCCGACGGAACCCCAACCTACACCATTGGATCTTTGGATCAAAACGTTGGTACCTCGGCCTCAAACACCATTCAGTTGGTTCCAGACGTTGGTGTGGTCTTTCTAACCAAAAATGGTTTCTATGCCATTTCAGGTGGTTTGCAGGGTGGAGCGGTTCATCGTGTCCAGAAGATTTCAGATCCTATCAACAAGGAAATGAAACGACTGACCATCACGGCTTTGGCACGTGCGACTGCCGTTTATTCAGATCGTGAAAAGGAATACTGGTGTCACTATCCAGCTGATGGAGGAACTGAGAATACCCGCGGAGCTGTCCTTCACACTAGAAGTCTGCAGTGGAGCCTTCGTAATGGGACTGGAATGAAATTCACCGGACTGTCAACAGATCCTAACGGCTGGATTATCATTGGTCTCTGGAATGATCCAACCATCGCCAAAACTGTTCAAACTGGTGACAAAACTGGGTTACAGGTGTGGTCAGCAGCTCCACATTGGGGACATAGTTTGGCTTACAGTAGCACCAGCCAGGGAATTAGCACTTACACTGTTACTAAACGGGCTCGTGGTATGTCGACGTGGCGTAGCATTTGGGATGACTTCGGTGATAGCAATGTCAAAAAGCAAGTCCTGCATGTAGAAGTGGAAGTGGTGACGACTGGAGATAATGAGGTTGAATTCTTCTTCGGACATGATTTTGAAGACAATATGACGTCGGGCGGTAAAGCATCACCCCAGACCATTGAGAACTATGGAACGTCATTGTCACAGCCTGTATACGGTCCAGATGCCAACTTCAAATACGCGGCCACCTGGGATAAGACCAAATGGACTGACGGACATGTGACCCGGATGCGGTGGGATCCTAAATCATCCATGTGCTCACACTTTGCGTTTGTCTTGAAATCCAATGGGCTTTTCCACGTCTTGGCTTACAAGATTGAATACCGTGGCACTGGACAAAAGACCCTCAATCAAAAAGGATACAAGTAATGGCTAGAACCTACACCCAGCGGACCATTCTGACAGGTTCCATTACCAAAGCTGATGATCTCAACCAAGAGGTGGCTGGAGCTTTATCAGAATTAAACGGTCGACTTGATCAACACAATATGCCGTTGCTGTCGGTGGTTTCCGCCAGTCTCAGTCCCAATGTCATCTACAACAGTCAACCAACAGTTGGGTCTCAGGGCGTTTTCAACGCTCACT